AAGTAGTACAGCATGATGGACCCCGGTTCTAGGGCCTTGTATCCATGATAAATTCCGGGGTGGATAGTTATCATTCTTGGAACTTTGTCCGAAAGATATTCCCAGCTTACATCATATTTTTTTCCACTTTCGTTTCCGTTTGGTTCCGCTAGACCAACCTTAAAAGATCCCTTGACGCAGAACCAATAGTCGGTCTGTATCTCATGCTTATGCCAAGCAACAATGTGGTTCGTAGAGTTTACATGAGAAATATTTATTTGACCATTGACTTTAGGAAAAACATCAATCAGTCTTTGTGCTCTGTCATCTTCGTTAAATTTCACTGCTATCTTCCTAAAAGAGTTCTGATACCGTCACACACAAACTTTAGGTGCTTCTTCTTCAAGTTTCCCGCTCCCGGCAAATTGATTCCCCTGCTGGATATATCATACGCAATTTCGTTTGTACTACCTATACTATTATAGGCCGGAAGCGAAGATAGGGGATAGAAAAATGGTCTAGATGGGACTCCTAGCTGTTCAAGCCCCTTCATAGCCTCCTCCTTGGAGATGTCATGAGACTTTCCAAACACCAAGCCTGTTATCCAAGCGGAATTATATACGTCTGGAGACTCTTGGTTGAAGTGCAGGTCGTCTATGTCTGACAGTTCGGTTTTATAAAAATGTAACTGCTCTCTTTTCTTGTCAACAAGCTCGTCCAGTCTCTGAAACTGTGCGTACCCAAGAGCAGCCTGAAGATTAAACGGCATATACTTGTAGGTTACTTCGTCATTATAATACAGCTTGTCTTTGGATCTTCCATGATCTCTGAGAAACATACATCTCTCATACAGATTGTCATCATCCAATAGCAGCATACCTCCTTCGCCAGTAGTCATTGTCTTAGTTCTGTGGAAACTAAACACCGAACCAACACCGAAGCTTCCAGACCTGCGGTCTTGGTATTTTGATCCTAAAGACTCCGCAGCGTCCTCTATGAGGTAGATGCCTTTTTCCAAACAGATCTTCTCTAGGAGATCCATCCTAGCCATATTGCCGAAAAGATTGACTACGATAATTGCCTTTGTCTTGTCTGTTATTTTTTCAATCACGCTGTCTGGGGATAGGCACCAGTTGTCTGGTTCTATGTCACAGAAAATAGTCTTCGCTCTTAAGTACGTTACCCCTGCGGCGCTCGCTATCCATGTACATTCTGGAACTATGACCTCATCACCATCCCTTATCCCCAAGGCTGTCAATAAAAGATGAATAGATGCTGTGCAATTGGGGGTCATTATTCCATATTTTCTTCCATGATATTCGGCAAATTCTTTTTGTAACTGTTCGCAATAGTAGTACTTATCTGATCCATACCATCCGTTAGACATGGCATCAAGAACTGTATCTATTTCGTGTTGTGTGATCCAAGGACCAGCCATTTCTATGTTATTCATTTTCTATTCGTTATTCTGGAAGGAACGCCAACCACAACCACATCGGAGGGGACATCTTCGATAACCACGGCTCCAGCCCCCACGATAGAATTTTCTCCTATCTGCAATCCGGGCAGAACAGTTGCCCCAGCACCAATCCAAGCACCATCATCAATGACAACGTTTCCACACAGGGTAACGCCGGGGGATATCTCAACACCATCCCCCAGAATGCACTCGTGATCTACGCTGGCGTTAGTATTAACAATACATTGTATACCAAGCACCGCTTCTTCAAGAACTATTGCCCCCGCAGATATTTGACATCCGTCTCCAATGACTGCGCTGTTAGATATAAATGCCGTTTTATGTACAACGTCAATAGGCGTCAACCCATCGCTGACCAGCCTGTTAGCAATCCGTATTCTAGCTAATCCACTCGGGTTACCAATTGCAACACAAAATTTTAAGTCTCTTTTATCTACTTGCGAAATCCATGAATCATAATCATTACCAAAATATAGAGGTATATCGTTAAATGGAGGGGTTAATCCCTCAGTATCATCAAATATGGCCAATACTTCCAGACCGTAGCTTTCTATAATTGGTCTGACTATTTTTGCCTGACCAGTCCCTCCCCAAATGATACAACTGCTCATCTAATATTCCTAAATAAATCAAGCGTGTCCTCAATTGCTTCTTCTATACTATCCCTTGGGGTAAATCCGGTTTGTTTTATTTTTTCGTCACTGACTTTATACGTATGTTGATTTAGCATTGGGCAATCTACCATCTCTTTTGTGACCTGAATATTGTTCTCTATAATATCGATTATGGTTCTGGTTTTGATATTGTCAGTTATGAGATTGTATACTTGGTTCCAACACTCTTCTTTTTTTATGAGATGATTGATTGCAAAGAAGCAGTCTTCCAGACCCAGATATGGCCTATGTTTATCGTAATTTTCTTCCCAGATAGTCAAAGGCTTTCCGATAGCTGCTTGATAGCAAAATTTATTTACGGCGGTATGGAATCGCATACCGGGACTTTTTCCAAATATAGTTCCTAGCCTAAGAGTGAGATAATTCGTATCACACCCCTCACCCAGCAAGGAAGACATGACATCTTCTATCGCGATTTTTGATTCGGCGTAGGGACTTTGTGGGTTGATATGAGAACTGTTATCTTCACAAACTTTATCAGTAGAGATCCCGTAAACACTGGTAGAGGATGGGAAGATAAATAATTTAACCTCAGATGTCCTGCACTCGTTAATAAATTTAGTTGTGTACTGTATATTTACTCGTTCAACCTCTTCGGTATTAGTAAAGCTCTTAGATGCGTTCGTCATCGCTGCCAGATGAAGGACGATATCTATGTCTTCAAGATCAAAGGAATCAATGTCTTTAATATTCTTCTCTCTGAAATCTATCTTTCTATTAAGACTGAACAACGAACCCCATCTTGAGGAAGATAAATCGTCTATCACTCTTACGTTGTCTTCGGTGGGGATTTTGTTAAGGAAAAAAGATCCTATATGCCCTAGCCCTCCTGTTATTAGAAAATTCATACAATAGACACTTTCGGTACGTGTGTTATAAACTTACCGCCCCGTTTGATAAAATGAAACTCCTTCTGTTTTATTTCCTCTAGGTAATTCCAAGCGCCCAAAAAAGCGTAATCTACAGAAAGGTTAAATCCTTCTTGAGGAGACACGACTGGTATATGCATTCCCGGTGATAGTTTTCCCTGCTTGGAAATTGTCGTGTCAGTTATATAGTCTATTATTTCTGGACCTATACCGCAATAGTTAAAGATGGAGGTGGACTTAGAGGTGGCGCCATAACAAACAATTTTATTTTCCCCCTTCTTAAGCCTATATAGTAAGTCATTAAGATCTTTCTTAGACTTTTCAACCCTCTCTGCAAATTCGTAATAAGTTGTTATGCTATCTATTCCAGATTCGAATTCGTTCTCTATAAGCTTGTGTACTATATTGTTGTTGTATTTTGGGGACTTTAGTTTCTGAGCAAATACTCTATTAGAACCTCCGTGAACCTTGGTTTTCTCTACATGAAATATCTCCAGCCCCGCTCTTTCTAAAACATTATCGAGAGAGGTAATGGAAAATAAATGCGCATGCTCATCATAAATTTGATCGTATGAGTTTCTTTCCAGCATTTCCGAGACTGAAGGGTCTTCGAAAATAAAGACACCATCTTTATGTAGAATATTTTCTACCGCTTTGAAAGCTTCTTCTATATTTGGTATATGGCACATGCAGTTAGCTGAATATACAACCTTCACCTCCCCCTCAGACTCTTTTATTATGTTAGAAAGCTCCATGTCCCAAAAGTCATCGTAAGTAGTGTATCCCAGTTCTCTTGTTGTCTTTGCGAAATTTCCACAAGGCTCTACCGAGAAAGCCTTTTTAGGATCGAAGTGTTCTAGAAAAACACCGTCATTGCTCCCGATTTCCAAAACACGTTCCCGAGGAAAATAGAAGCTGATTAACTTTGCTATCTTGGTGAAGTGATTACGCATGGTTTGAGACCCAGAAGAATGATACATGTAGGTATCATTGAACATAAGAGAAGGGTCTACAAAGTTCATGTGTGAGACAAGCTTTGTTTCTGGATCAAATCCAACTTCTAGATCGTAGAAGAATTCATCTTCACACTTGTTTGGGGTTACAAATGCGTTTGCTATAGGTTGTTTTCCGAGATCTAGGAATTTGGTCTTCATCTGTGGATAATTACCTTTTTGCTGGATTCCATTTCTATTAGCATTTCCCTCTCTACAGAATATCTATGGCATGGTCCTGCGGCTACCTTGCATTTTTCCCAATAGTGTGTGGCATTTTCTGGAGGTTCGTCCACACCAAACCCAAATAAATGCGGTGTTATATTGCTTTCTACGCACATCCAGACAAAAGCGATTCCTATACTGGGAATGAAGTCGCTTCTTAGGGGGTTGTTTCCAACCCAGCTTTCTTTAGCATATCTCATTTGATGAACAATATCATTGAATGGGACAATATACGCGGATGAAGTTTCGTCTATATGCATTCGAGCATGCTCAGCCGATATATTAGAAGGGTGGGGACCAATTCTAACAATCTTTATGTTCTTTTGATTCTTAATAAAATTAGCTGGCTGTCCTTCAGTGGCCCACCCTGTGTGAGGAATATTTGCGAACACATGATTGTTGGCTATCCTAACGGTAGTTCTTCCGCCCACGTGTTCCTCAAACCCCTCTGTTGGTGCCCTGTTAAACCTCACCACGTCATCAAATGCATCTATCTCTTTTCCGTATTTATTATCCAACAGATTTATGCTTGAGGCAACTATGCATATATTATCGCCCACTTCAAGAATAGGCTTTGTATAAATGATCTCTTTTTTCATGTGATTTTTCTCAGTAAAAAATTAAAATTCACTTGATCCATTCTTGATTCTTTATATTCATATCCGTGCTTTTGTATAGAATCAATAACATCTTGCTCCTTATGGTGAAAAGCATATGTTGTTATATTATATCCACCAACTGTTTTATAGAAGCTTGGCCATCCTGTTATTTTCATTCTTTGAATTATTAAGCTGTCAGCTTTTAATGATAGGAGATGTTCAAAACACTCGTCCCCGTTGGGAAGAACATCACATAGAGCGTTTGCTACTACAACATCCCCCGGTCTGATATCCTCTGTCGATAAATCCTTGTAATCCTTGCATTCAAAACCCCCATCCCAAGCGCGACTCGCGGTAGAAACAGCGTTTTCAGAATAGTCATACCCGATATAATCCTTATCGGGAAAATGTCTTTGAGATAAGGCGCAATATGCCCCAGCCCCGCAGCCTATATCCACAATTCTAGTTATATTTTGAAGCTCGTCCATACAATCAATAAAATGAAGCCAGTGGGAAGGGTATCTTCCACTTGGAGACAATTGTCTTTGATTTAATGCTAGCTGGTATTTAAAGACCTCTGGATCTTTCCAAGAATCTATATATTTCATTTATGTACAAACTCCGATAGCTGTTCCACAAACCTATTTTTGAGCTTAGGCATATTCTCTTTTATTATTTCCGGGTGCTCGCCGTCAAAGTCCTTGGTTTTACACTCGCCGCGAGATCTAGGTTTGAACTCATGAACCCCTTCATGCTTATGTTCAACCAGAGACTTTTGTAGCTCATCACCAGTTACCCAAGGAAGGTATACTTCATCGAAGTAGTTATCGATACAGTTGTCTTTACTGACAGCGGCCTTGTAATAGGCAACCTTTTGCGCGACTTGATATGGGAACACGTAGGAGTAGTGATACATTCTTACTCCATGCTCTTTGTATAGTTCGTTAAAATCGAGATGCTTCTCGGGCAGTCCCTCTACCTCATGCTTCATTCTGGGCGGTCTGTGAGAGGCCCAAGTGGAGCCGGGATATACCTTACAGATCCTGTTGAACTCTGCCCCCTCCTCAAAACCCCCTAGAATTTTATCAAAACCCCCATAGAAGGAACAACTCTTGAACCCCACGGTAGTGTACTGTTCTTTCTCTAGAAGAGAAATCACCTTCTCTATGTCTTCTGGCTTGAAAACTTCGTCGGAATCTAGGTTCCATACATAGTCGGTGTCTGGAGAAAGGTTCTTCATGTAAGCATTGCACTGCTCTTCTTTTTCAGAATATAACCCGTGGGTAATGGAGATCTTATTGTCGGGGTCTGGGAAGTTGTCGATGATTTGACTGGTTCCATCGGAAGATGTTAAACGTCCGGTCGATTGCCAGAACTGAACCGGGCCTTCCGCAATTAAGATTTGATGTGCGTAAGGATAAACGGAAGCCAGAACCTCTTCTAGGACATAGTTTCCGTTAAACACTATCATTCCGAATGTTATCTTCATGATAAATTATATCTCTCTCTTGTCTCTTTAAGTTTTTCATAATAGTCATCGTACACTTCTTTGACGCCCGGATGTTGTCCTAGTCTCGGCCCCCACTCACCATTTCGATCCATTGAATAGGCTCCAGTGTCACGGTCTATAGTAAAATGGCTGAAGTGGTTGAAGACAATGTCCTGTTCAAGAGAATCTTCTTCCAATACTAGATGCATGGGGTCTTTCCAAACCACATGAGTCGGACTTATGAAATCAAAAAGAACGAAGCTCCAAGGGGCGCCATGTCCAACGTCTTTGTCTATAATCTTTATTTCATCTTTATCAACAATCTCGTCAAATAACTCAAGATATTTTTGGTCTCCACACGAACCAAAGACATCTGAAAACTGGTTGTTCGGACTGACACAACAGTCTCTCCAGAATTTCAAACACTCCTTACCTATCTTATTGTTTCTAAAATAGATAACACCCACGTTATAATAACCCGGATTTCTTGTGTTTTTGTCAAGCTTTATATGTTTGTGTGTAATAAGTCCTATACTTTTTTTGCCGATAGAATCAAATATTTTTTCTATCGAGTCATAAAAAAGAAGATCAGAATCTAGGTACATCACATGGGGTATTTTGTACTGCTCAACTAAAAAGTTGCAGAAAAAAGAAGCTAAGGCCCAATGGAAAGGGCTTTGTCCATCGCTTGTGTCTATCGGTCTGGAGGGATTGTTGTGAATCAATATCTCTAGGTCGGTGTCTACGGAAAGATCTATAAGACTGTACACAAACATATTTTCAAGATCAAGCTCTCGTAAGACCTTATGTGTCTGCTCGTCTAGAGCTAAGTAGTGCAGGTAGAAATTGTCGGAATGCTTCTTGAGCGAATCATATAAACAGAGTCCGTTCTCAAGATAGTTTTTATCACTGAGAGTTAGTAAGTTTTTTACAGTCATGTTAAATGCTATAGTCCTGTTTTCTTATAGAATCCGTCGCCCCAAGTACCGCCCTCCCAAGAGGTTTCAACTCTCTGGAATCCATAGCTGCCAAGAAATTCATCAATCTCGTCAACCAAAGCACAATTTTCGTATACCTCGTCTCTGTTGATCTCTGCCATAACATAGTCCACCCCCTCCAGTGTCTTTTCAGCCCCCTTCAAGACCTCTAGCTCATACCCCTGAACATCTATGTTCATAAAGTTATAATAGCTTTTGTCTAGCTCTGTAAAATACCAAAAGTCATCAATCCGCACCATGCTTACGTCTTGAGTTTTTGGAAAAGTGATGTGAGGGTATTGTTCTAGATGTTTTTTTGGCTTAAGCACAGAGCTAGAGGCTCCCGATCCGTTGGCAATACCTCCGGGCGTATTTGACAGGAACATGGTGGTGCTTTTGTTTTCATTTCCAACAGCCTTGTTTACTAAGACTACGTTCGTCTTCTCGCCAGAGAACATGTTTACGTTGTGCGCCAGTATGTCGAATATTTCTTCTTGAGGTTCAAAGAAGATGATGTGGCCGATTCCGTGTTTTATATATGGTATAATCTCTTGCCCAATGTATGCGCCTATATGTATACAGCCCCTTATATTAACGTCGTGCTTTTCTATTAACTGATCGAAATCAAGAAGCATCGGTCATCTCCATTTTTAATTCCTGATGGCATCCCTTTATATCAGAGAAGTCTATATTCTCTAAATTTATAACTCTGTTGTTTAGATAGTCATTGTTCAATTCTTTAAGTGTAATACCAAACCTTTCCCCTGCCCTATTTTTTGTCGAGGGTCCACATAAGTTTATGGGAGTGTTAACTACCGAGCTTGTGTCGAAACAGCCCATGAGAGGAGGTAGGCTGTAGGCATGTAAGAAAGCCCTCCCCTCAAGCTCATTAGGGTCGTTGTATTCAAGTTTGGAAAACAGGGTCTTTATATCCGACCTCCTGTAGACATGTCCATCCACAGAAAATGGGTAGAAGAAATTACTTATTCCAGTACCAACCCTCTTCCAATTCCATAATGCCACATCGTCAAATTTGACCACTTCCATTGGCGGTATACACTTTTCGTCTGTATACTGGTCCTGTATGGAAATATTTTTACCTAGACGCATAGAGATGCAACACAGGTCTTCGAACGCTGTAAATATGTCATTGATATTATGTCTTCTAAGCTCAGATTCTCTATAAACTATATCGTCATCAGTAAAGAAGCATATATACGGATTTGATCTGTCTACTAAGTTTTCCAAATCTTTTTGGAAGTCGGACTGATCTACCCAGTGATATCTTTCGTGAGAGGGGTATTTTTCTTGAGCTAGGGAGTACCCCCTCTTGAACTCCTCGTCAGAGTAATCATATAGAATACAAACTTCAAAGAAGTGTGGACAATTCTTTTCTATACTTCTCAGTAGGAGATCTAATTGTGCTGCACGATCTTTACTAAATACTATTGCAGATATCATTTGATTTAAACCATTCTATTGTTTGATCAAGCCCCTCACTCAAAGAGACAGAGGCGTTAAATCCTAAAAGATTTTCGGCCCTAGAGACATCTAAACATCTTCTAGGTTGTCCATCAGGCTTTGTTGAATCCCAAACGATGTTTCCGCCGTAACCCATTCGGTCAGCAATCAATTCTACCAGATCAGATATCTTTATCTCCGCTCCAGTTCCTATGTTGATAGGTTCTGGGTCATTATGATGTTCTACCGCGAGAGCTATCGCCCTAGCACAGTCGTCTACGTAAAGAAACTCCCTGCTAGCATTTCCAGTTCCCCATACCTCCATCTCCTTGTGTGGGATCTCCTTCATAGCTTCATGAAATTTCAATATCAAGGCGGGTATTACATGGCTTGAGCTAGGGTTAAAGTTGTCATGTGGTCCATACATATTAACGGGTATCAAATTTATACCATTGAAGTCATACTGTTGCTTATATGATATTATCATCTGCATCAACGTCTTCTTGGCTATGCCATACGGGGCGTTGGTTTCCTCTGGGTATCCATTCCAAATGTCTTCTTCCTTAAAGGGTATGGGAGTGTGCTTTGGGTATGCACACACAGTACCCACCATTACAAATTTTTCCACCCCCATGAGACGGGATTCTTCTATGAGGTTAACTCCCATAGAAAGGTTTTCGTAGATAAAAAGTCCGGGGTTTACCCTGTTGGCTCCGATTCCACCAACTCTTGCCGCGAGATGTACAACTATCTTGGGTTCGTATGTATCAAGCACGTGATGGACATTGTTCTGTTTGGTTAGGTCCAGAGCCAGTGCTCCAGTAGATCCAGCAAGACTAACTATTCTGGTGAACCCAAGTTTTCTAAGATTTTTATATACAGCCCTACCCAGAAACCCCCTCCCTCCGGTGACTAGTATGGTATCATTTTTATTCATTTGATTCCACCGAAGAGGTCATCTTTTTCAGTGCTAAAAGGCAGTTATTTTTATATTTTTCCATACCAAGCAGATCAAATATCTTAGCACACCTGTTAAAGTATGTGTGGTTCTTCATGACGTTTTTGTAGCCTTTTTCAATATACGATTGTCTGTCTTCTGGGTGGGCTATGAAGTGATCTACCGTCTCTTTAAACTGAGAGGGGGAGGTGAAAACTACTTCGTCATCAGAAAATATTTTTTTCATTGCCTCCACATTGTCTGACACGCAGAAAGATTTGTTAGATAGAATTTTGAACGTTCTCTCATTAACATCCATCCCAAAGTCTTGAGCATGAGGCTCGCTTATGTTTGGGCAAACCGTGGCAGACTTCATAACATTCTTTACAATAGAGTCAGGAATAAATCCCATATATTGAATACCAGATATAGCGCTCCAAGGCTGGTTTCCAAATATCTTTATATTATATTTTCCCGGTGGATAAAATAGTGGGCTTATGTATTTATTAAAGCTTATCGCTTTGTACGGCCAACAACCTCCTACGAAAGATATATCGCTTTTTAGATAGTTTATCTCTTTTCCGTTAACATATTCAAATATATCTGCGGCATTCAAAAGGCCGGTAGTTCGCACTCCAATATCACCCCATCCGTTGTGGGTTCTTTTTACATCCTCGTCTAGATAGTGTACGTAAACAAAGTCTGGTTTGCCAGTCTCCTTCTTCAGCCTTTCTATTATTTTTTTTTCCTCTTCGCTAACAAACAATACGTTGTATTTATTTGGATCGATTTCCTTTTGCATATCCCCCCAGTCCGGGGCTTTCATTATAACTTTTAAGTTAGGTCTTTCTGCTATGCATTTAAAAACAGGACTCGTGACGTTATATGTTTGTCCTATAAAAAGGTCTGGTTCAAACTCATCGAAAATGTCAAAGGCTGTTTGAATCTTTGTATCCCACAGTATGACTTCATGTCCAGAATAGCTAAAAGCTTTGGCCCAGCCAGACCTTATGTAGAAATGCGCGTGCATGCCATCGCTAGATATTAGAATTTTCATATACGTCCTTTGCAGACTCTATCTTCTTTATAGAACTAGACCGTTTGGGTGTATGTGGGTGAATACTCCCGCCGTTGTTTACAACAAAGTTCAAAACTTCAAATATCAAAAGCTTATTTTTGTCTCTGTTTTTACAAATTTTTTCAGCCAAGTTTAGCTCGTGGTCTTTGAGAAAGATCATATCACATATCTTGCTTTTTAGCCCGAAAGAAAACTGACTTATACGCCCCTCGCTGATGGTAGCCCCTATGTCTTGCTGTTCATTGATTCCTTCTAAGCATAAAACAAAGGACTTAGAAAAATCTAGATCAAGAAGAACGTCTTCTGAGAACAAGATGTTTCCGTCAATAATTAGAAGGCTTCTTTCTGTGGAATTATTAATCACAAGCCTGATATATTCAGCCGCCCCGGTGGATTGAAAATTTTGGTTTTCTACTATCCTAACATTTTTTGGCATCACGCTAGCAATTTTGTCACAATCAGAACCGGTCGCTATATACAGGCTATTTTCAGAAAAAACCTCGGATATAATCTTTGACTGCCTCTCAATAACGCTTTCTCCATTGTCGGTGCTTAATAGATATCTGGATATGTGAGACTTAGGCTTTTGTCCGGTTTCATAAGCTAAGAGAACTATTCCAATATCATTAGTCTCCGCTCTTTTTATTTTTGAAACATGTCTTCGGCTCATCTTTTTGCTTGTTGCCTAACCATAATTTTGTCAGATATTATCTTACGGGTTCTTACCTCAGACTGTTCTGTCACGTTTGATGTCTGATTTTTTCCGGTCTCTCTTGCAAGGGAGAGGGGTGTAGGTATGTGGGCAATTATAAATTTTTCAGCAATTCTAAGCCAGAGATCATAGTCTTCTGAGCATCCTATAAAATCCTGATCACCCGGACCATGAAGACTAGTATCATAGTACTCCCCGTTTTCCCTGACTTTTTCAAGAGCCTTTTTGTTAATAAGAGAGCCACTGTGAATTATGCAGTTCTGTTTAAGACGGAGTCCACTGTAAGGCTCTTTAAACTCCGTCTTTTTAAAATTGAAAACAGTGTAATCTATATCGTAATCTGTATAAACTACTCCGATATTATCCATGTCGAACATCATTTTTTCAACACAAAGTCTAACCTTGCTGGGGTAATATTCATCATCTGCATCCAATATTGAATATGCGTCGGTCATATCCCAAGCATGGTCTATCGCGGTATTCCTAGCCGAGCTTGCACCGGAGTTTCGCTGTTGTATAGCTATTAGCCGTTTACTATCTACGATCTCTTCCATGATAAGAAGTTCATCGGTTTTACTCTCGGATATTTGGTCAGAAAACTGATGCTTAATTATCTGCCATGAACCGTCTGTTGATCCGTCGTCAACAACACAAATATTCAGAGTGCCCTCATAGTCCTGATTGAGAGCACTTTGAATACACCCGCCTATGTATTCGGCATAATTATAGCTAGCTATTACTATCGTTACTCTTGGTAGACTCATAAGATTCTTTCACGTTTTTAATATCAGTAACCATATGGTAAAGGTCTTGCTCTTCCGAGAGTTCCGTTACCTTATCGACGATAAACTTCCCGTTGCTACCGTACATGAGTTTATGCAAGGAGCATTGCATGAAATAATCCTCTGTATCATCTCCTGATTTTATCAGAATAACCTGATTCATATCTTCGTTTATATAGTGATTAATAGATGTAAGATAGTCCTTTGAAAATTCTCTACCGGCTTTTATTGCTGCGTAGTATCCATTTTTCGCCGTGGTATTAAAAGCGGCGTCAACAGCCCTCCATATTTCTGGAATTTCTGTTTGTTCTCTGGTTGACAATTCATCCAAGTCTACGTATGAGCAAGTATATACAACTTCACCACCATCCTCAAAGTAAGAGCGAAGCACGTCCATAATAACAAGATTATTAGTCTTGGAACAATTAGCTACTGTAACGTATAGTGGTTGTAGTTCTTGCCTCTCTATACTTACAATAGTTTTTTCTAAATCAGATATAGAGCACGTATCATCAAAGCCTATAAAACATCCGCATTTTATTTTGATTTCTCTACGAACTCTATCTTCTGGAGTTTCAGATAGATCATTTGAATAATAAAACAGTATGTCCTTCCACTCACTATCTCTAAACGCAGAACAAAATCTTTCTACGACATAGAATTCTTTATCCTCGTTCTGAGCTTCTAAAACCGTTGTTCCGTTTTTCCTAAACTTCTCCAACCTACCCATAGAGCAATCGGTCTGGGTATCTCCTACATATTCCGCAAACACGCAGTCACAACAGGAGGTGGTTACTATCTCATCTCCAGTCGCCTGTTTATTTGATGGTGAAAATGTCATGGTCTAGTGGCCTCTATTATCATATTGAAATTATCAGTCCTCTTTTTTGTTACAGTAAGCCCATGCTTTATAAGAATTTTTTCTAGATCAGCACCAGTGATCTGGCTGACCCTCCCCTCGTAAACGATTTTGTTAAATTGATTTATATCAATAGCCTTGGATACAAAAGCTTTACATACCTCATCAATCTCAACTCCACCTAAAACGATCCTACCGCCGTGTCGTAGTTTTTTTATCCAACCACTCAATAGATCGTTAATTGAGCCAATGTCAGTGAAATTAATTACGTCTGAAGCAATAATCTCGGTTGCTTCTGAGTCTTCGACTCCTTCCATCTTTACAATATCTCCTCCAGAAGAGGCATCAATGTTGTGATACCCGCTAATATTGTCACCCTTTACGGTTAGATAAACTTTCATTAGTTAACCCCTGTATATACCATTTTGGAAGCTCTATTAAAAACCTCGTTCCACCTGTCTAGAAAAACCCCTTGAGAGAATTTAGACAGTATGGTGTCTCTTGCATTCTGTCCTATTTTCCTAGCAAGAGCCGGGTCTGATAAGAGCATGGAGACCTTTTGCCTAGCTTCTGCTGGATTGTCAAAGAAGAACCCATTTTCTCCGTCCTTTATTACTTCTGGTATTGCACAGTTGTTTGTAGATACAACGGCGCAACCACAAGACATTGCCTCCAGTAATGACATTGGTATAGGCGAGAGCGTGGAGGTGTTTAAGAAAACTTGCGAAGACCCATATTGATTAACCAAGTCTTCTACAGATTTTGCAGGTTCTGAAAGACCCGGAGTATCCCCGACAACTTTAGTAGGCACTTCTTCTGATATTTGTTTCCAGATATTAAAACCACAACAGTAATCTCTATTTACCCAATCATTTACCACTGATAGAGCGTGAGGCTCTCTTTTTTCTTCTTTCGGGGGGGAAAACAGTTCGGTGTCAATGCCGTGATATATTGGAGAGAAATTTCTGCTTTCCTCATAGCCCCATTGATTCATATTGTATTTTGTTATGAAGATATTTATATCTCCAGTCATATTTTTCATGAGGCTTAAATTTTCTGGAGACCAAGAATCGACCGGAAGCGTGTGTTCTAGATTGACTAACGGGAGGTGTAGTCTAGTTGCAATCTGTTGTAGAACTTGAAATTGTCCGAATTTGCTTTGAGACAAAATCAAGTCTACGTCTAGATGTAGGGGGACTCTTACATTTGCATCCAGAGATTTTAAAATGTGATAATTGCTCGGGACGGGTCCGTAGTTGGTGTTCCAGTCTTTCGTGTCAGTGGTGGTGAGAGAGAAAAAATTGTGTCCAGTTTTTGAAAGAAAGGACTCGTATCTCTCATGTGTCACAAAAGTTAGTATATTAAGAGGTGCGTCCTTCTTTTTAGTAGCCGCTCTTATTATTGTCGAGACTGCGCTAGAGGGCATTTTCTAGCTCCTTTCTCATCAGCTTTCCTATGGCCTCATAGGAATAATTATAGACAGACTCAACACCCTGTTTTTTTATCTTTAAGTACTCTTTATCTTGAGACGTGTGTGAATCATACACGTATCTCATCTCTGATTGTAGATACCTTATATCTATATTGCACCAGTCCTCCCTTCCCGTGTAGATGTCATGGAATGTTTCAGTCATTCCGAACACGGGTTCTGAGTTTCCCTCAACCAAAAAGCCTCCACCATGCTTTAGAAAGTCTGCCATCCCACCTACGTTAGTACAGATTGGGGTTTTACCAAATCCCATAGCATTAAAAGCGGGAATACACCAAGCCTCTCCGAAGCTGGGCATAACAAAGCAATCACAAGATCTGTGGAGGCCCATCATCTGGTCATCGCTAAGTCTTTGTGTAATTATTACTTCTTTCTTATAGTCATCTACATTTTTATACAGCTTTAAATTACTTTTGATCTGAGAACATATCTCAGAAACATGTTTGTGACATTCTTCTGCGGACATGTTGGATTTACTAGTTTTGATAACCAAAGAAACCGGTTCGTTTACAGAGAACTCAAGATGGAAAGCCTTTATTAAGGCGACAAGATTCTTTCTTCTTATAGCCTCACCGATAAAATAAAATGTGAACGAGTTTTCTGTCTCTGGTATTTCCAGAGGCTCGTAACTGCGCTCAAATCTAGAGATATTTGTTGGGATAGGTAGTACTCTAATGGGTATTTTAACTCCACTATATATTGAAGCATCTAAACTTTGTTGACAAGAAACCCAAGCCTCGTCAAGCTGGTTGATCCTGTTGGGCCACGTAGAATATTCAAAAGAGGAAGTTTCAGTGAAATACAATCCAATATTCTTTTTGAAAGAAGAACTATACTCCATGTGGTGAGGTAGAACGTGCTGTATACAAATATCGCACCCGGAAGAATCTCTCGCTTCTAGTTCCAAAATTCTGTCAGGTATTTCCGGGTTATTATTGTTAAGCTTGACGGGCCTGCATACAACATCAACCCCTGCCTTGTCTAAAGCGAGTATATAATCTATGGCTGAGTTCCCCCAACCAGTACCTTCTCTATAGCATCCTATATAAAGAATTTTCATTTGTTGGTCACTCCACCAAAGTCCCATTTAGGTTTAGACCTAATCTGTTCCCAGTAATTTTTTCTGTTTGCAAGAATCAACATCTCCCTGTATGCATCCTCTTGCACAAACCTTTTATTTTTGGGACTGAGAGAAAGAAGGGAGCCGTCATTATAATACACTCCCCCAGTTCCATCAGTCGATACACCGTAATTTAAGTCTCTTATAAGTCTTGCGGCCATATAGGAATTCAGCTTGCTCGTGTCACCCAAGACATTAATTATTAGCCAGTCTACCAGATTTTTTGTGTCTAGATTGTCTGGATATCCTTTTGGTGGCTCATGTATATTAGGAGGTGAGTCCCACGTCTCCTTTTCATTTCTTATTTCCGCAGCGTCAAAAAGTTCTTCCCACTTCTTTACGCTGTCTTCCCACCGGTAGTTTTTTTCAAATGCTTTTCTGGCTTGAAATCCTTTGTTACTTCGAACAGCCTTTGGTAAAGAGCAGAACTCGTTAAGTTTCTCAACAAAATAGTCATTGTCTGGGACCGCTCTGAAACAGCCGGTCTCCAATTCTGTGTATTTTGCCGCTAGTTTTAGGGGTGTGCCATCAACTTTTCTTACAACGCTACTCATGGCAGAGTAATCAATAGACATTACAGGAATTCCACAAGAAGCGGCCTCGACCTGCGGAAGACCAAACCCTTCGCTGTTGGCATACTGCACATATAAATCGAAGGTGTTAACTATCTGAGATAGAACCTCCGTAGAAACCCCTTCTCTGGGATTGGTTAGCTTGGCCTGAAAGCTGTGGCAGTGTTTGCATTCTGTCAGAGCGTCGTGGAAGAAGGAGGGGAATGTTGATCCGCAGCCAGAGCAAGCATAGGTTAGTAATACCCTACTGGAAAGGCCGTTCTTAGATATTAATTCGGGTATGTTCCAGCCAACATCCGGGTAAGTCGTGTGACAATATAGATAAACATTTGGTTTCTTGTATAGATCCAGAAATTTTCTAAAGGCTAAAAACAGATCTGGAAAAAGTTTCCTCCTTTGGTTGCGCATGACAGTGCCAATAATGATACTGTCTGGGTCTAGCCCCAGCGATAGCTTGTGTGCCTCTTTGTTGGCAACCGGTGTGTATACCTTGTCTGCCGCTGGTGGAGCTATCCCAAGACAGTCAACCTTCCCTCCGCTTTCCCTATTTAAAACATCCCTTCCCCATTCTGAATATGACAACACCGCATCTGCACTGGAGTATGTAGAAAGCCACTGCGGGTGTTGTGGTGCTGCGTCCACGGTAGGCATTATAAACCAATGAAAAAATCTCCTAAAAGGAGATCTTTCCTCAAACTCCATCATCCAAAAGTCTCTTATGTCACATACTATATCTGGTCTGAAATCTAAACAGATCTCTTCAAATTTCCATTCACCAAATTGATTTGGAACGTTGCTGTTATACTCTTCAACAGAGGCGGCATCATTCATGTCGGGCATGTTCGGATAAATTTTCCAAGGATGATAAGATAGCTCTTTATCATCTGGCTTTGAATATCCTCCAAGCTCCGCTATCTCATACTTCCCAGTGGCGTGCAGTCTAGTTATTATTTCCCGCCAATAGGTTGCATATCCGGTATTTAAATATGTGGCTTCGCCACAAAACAGGATCCTTTTTTTTCTCATTTATTTGCTTCATTTATTTTATTGAAAACTCTTTTTGCAAGTTCCTTTGTGTAGCTTTTTGAGTATTCTAACTCTTCTGATATTTCTTGGTATGAATAGTTATCTCTTTTCATGTATAAAAGTGATCGCTCCTGCTCGCTCAAACTGTCTGGTTCGTATTCCCAAAAAGAATCTTGATAACTGTTGTCAGCTTGATTTTCTAAGGATGCATTAAACTGATTCTTTTTGTTTTTATTGGTGTACTTTACAATTTCATTTCTGATACAAACCGTTGCATACGTTGAGAGCTTACTACGTTCAGGGTCATGCTTTCTGATTGCTTTAAGCAGTCCTATTAAGCCGACTTGAATATAGTCTTCTAGATCTTGATTATATGATCTTGAAAAAGAAAGAGCCAGAGAAACCACTAGACCGTAATTTTCTTTTATCCTTTGGTTCTCTGACTCCGAGGGGTTGTAATTATTCATATAGCATCACTAACGATTGCCTCCACGTTCTCATCAGGTTCTTCAGAATATTGAGGAGCGGTTAGTAGATAGAACTTGTTTACTCTAAACTTTATTGCAGATCTTTTGTTCCCCGTTTTATCTTCCCATTTTTCTTGTCTCGCAGAGCAGCTTAAAGCAATCCTGTCTCCCTTTTTACAGTGTTTTGCTATTGTTGCGGCTCCAGTATCCCAAGCAACGAAATCTAGAAAGTCAACGGTCTTGGTCTTAGATCCGTCTTTTGACTTTCTGTATTCGTTTATAGCCAGAGTGAAATCTATAACATCCACCCCATTGGCATTCTTAAGATCCGGGTCTTTCACGAATCTTCCCATAAAGTTACAAGAATTCATCCAAAATCTCCTTAAACAAACGGGCCTTTTAACAGACGGTATCCTTGTCCTACATTTTTTTCTTCTGCCGTTTCAGAATAATCCTCGCTGGGATTCTCTAGATTCAGATAGAAAAATTCAGCCAGAACTAATTCTAATTCTTTTTCTTCTTCTGTCTTGGGTGGATTTAGTATGTCTGTAAAAGTCAGGATGTCGGAAACTTCTGACCCATCGTTGTTACAGAACAATATGAAAGATACAGAAAGTCCTATTTTTGTTGTGTTGTTAAATATATCATTGAAGATAACAAGTCTTCTGGCATAAGAGGGACATTCTATGTGTAAGTTTTTCTCTTCTATTAAATCTAGTTCGGTTTTGATTGAGGGAAATCCAGAACTAAAATATAATATACCACTTTTCTCTATTGAGTACAAGCACGTTTTTCCATCAATCCAAGGTTTTATCGCTGTCCTCTCTGGAAATTCTGCGATACAGCAGCACTTGTCATGACTCGAAGAAACCCTGACATAATAATCATTCTCTTTGAAGAACTTTTTTATCTTATTGAACTCTGGCGCCATTATATTATATACGATATGTAGGAGGTTTGAGAATATTAAATTTGAAAAACCTTGTCAACTATAAGACCGTCTCTATTCTTTGAAGTCTCCCCACAAAGGAGCACCGTGTTGCCCTCTGTCAAAAGGCTTTTAAACTTTTCCCAGTTTTCTGGAAATACAACTATTGAATCTGCTTCTGAAGTTCCATCCTCTATACTTAGAAATGCCATTTTCTCACCTTTCATTTTGCCCTTCGCTATAATCCATTCTCTACAGGATTTTACCTCTACCCCCAAAGTCATTTTACCCTTTTTTCCTTCTGAATATTCCTTACAGGTTGTGTTCGCAGAGGTTGTGTCACAAGAATCTACTTTGGAATACGAAAGGGCTACGCCAAGAAGTCTTTCTTCGTCCATGGCTATCTCATTTGGGTAATCATCCAGAGAATATGGTGGGGTTTCTAGCTGGGTTATGAGATCGTCGACTATCTCTTTTCTCTTGCTGCTGAAAGTACCGCCGCCTTCTTTTTTTGTTGGGGATAGTCTTTTAAGCGCAGATAATATATTGTTTTCTTGTTGACAACTTTCTACAATCCATTCCTTCTCTTTTTTAGTTAGCACTGACCAAGTTTCAAACTCATACATACACTTTTTTCTGGCTGTCTTTTTTCCTGTAAGCTTTGTTAAGGCCCCAGCCAGTATTAGTGATTCAACTACTTTTGAGCTTATTTTACCTGAAACATTTATCAAAAAGGAATACCAGTCTAGCTCCTCGCTGAACAGTCCAGTTGAGGTATACTCTTTTACTGAAGACAACAGCTTTTCTACGTGGTTCTTGCCGATATACTTTATATCTCCAAGACCAAAATTAACAGACTTATTATATATTTTAAAAGACCTGTTCAGCTTCTCTATTCTTGGGGGTTCTACCGATACTCCGCTAGATTTAGCGTCTGAAACTAGATCTTTTACCTCCTGTTGTGGGTCCGGTTTCCCCCCAGAATAATACAGGTAGCTACAGTAGAAATCGAGCGGAAAATGTGCTTTACAATAAGCAGACCAGTAACCACAAATAGCATAAGAAACAGCATGGGACTTATTAAAAGCATAGCGATTAGATTTTTCGATCCACCCGAATATCTCCTCCGCTGCTTCTTTAGAAACAACATCTTTTTTAATCGCTCCTCTTAAGAAGGTCTCCTTTACCTCTGTCATTAGATCGGCTTTTTTCTTACCGATGGCTTTTCTTAAATCGTCTGCCTCTCTTAAATTAAATCCGGCAATTACCTGAGCAATTTTCATGGACTGTTCTTGATATACAAGAACCCCCTGTGTAGACTTTAGGATAGGCTCAAGAGAATCGTCTATATATTCTATATTTTCTTTACCATGTTTTCGATCAACATAATGCTGGGTCATGGATTTGCCGTCTACAATTGCTCTAAGACATCCCGGTCTCAATAGTCCAGACAGCGCTGCTAGTTCTTCAATATTTCTGGGTTTTAGCTTCTTTGCCCATGACCTACCAAGCTGACTCTCTAACTGAAAAACCCCTTTTGTTTTACCGTCGCATATAAGATCCCAAGTTCTTGAGCAGTCGTAGTTAACATTAAGTATGTTCAGGTTAATAACAGGGAGTCCGTCCTCCTTTAGTATAGAGCGGTCTCCGTCTATGTCAAACTCACATCCGCATTCAAACGTATAAATTGCCATCTGCAAAAGCCTTTTCAAATTTGGTTCTGGATGCCAGACCTCTGTGGAACTTCATAAACCTGATCATTATGTTCGCCGTATCTTTAACGTCTTGTAAGGCGTCGTGAGCATTCTCGCTTGACAACCCCAAGTATTTCCGCATATTATCCATGCTGATCGATTTTATATCTGGGTCATTTTCTGTCCAGAGAAACATCATATCCATAACGTCTATCTTGTTGACTTTACTGAACAATTTTTGATGTCCAGTTTTTTCGTTTAGTGGACCGTATTGTTTACACATACGATCTACTATCACCATATCAAATCCAAGAATGTTGTATCCCGCTGGTATGGGCGCGTACCATTGGGTCTTTTTGAAATTAAATTTGTCAACAAATTTTGTGAATTTTTTCCAGACCTGTTTAGGATGTGGGGCTTTAGCTAACTCTTCTCGTGTTTTGTGTGTTATCTCAAGAGCTTCATCTTCTATGGGATCAAGACCCTGCTTGATTGCCTCCTCGTCATCAAGAATTGGACGAATTTCACTGTTAAAAAATCCTCCGGGCTGTGGTGTCAGCTTCCTACCATGTATCGCAACCGCAGCTATTTGAGTTGGCTGTGTCTTGTTTGGATTGACAGATCCGGTTTCAAAATCAAAAACTATAATGTCTCGATAGTTCATGTCGCTATACCTTTAATTTCCAAAAATTTTTCAACTGCTGCACTTAGGTTTTTGTACAACATGCTGAATTTAAATTTCCTATTATCAGAATGTACTTGGTACAATTCTTTTTTAATAGCTCTATCATAATAATCGTTGATTTTACAAAGAGAAATATCCTTGTATTCTATGGCACATCCATCCAGAAGTACCTCGTTATAATGTTCCTTCATGTATATCTCCAGTTAAAAGTTGATCCCTAACACCCATGAGCTTATCTAATAAATTAACGCCTAGAACGTCAAACTTGACATGACCCATTGCCTCAAGGTCTGTCATTTCCAACCCTGCTATTTTCCCAGTCCCGTTGGTTTCTTTTACCATGGGGCATGATTTGTCTAGATCTTTAGAAGATATTACAACGCCAGCCGCATGTTTCCCCTGAGATTTATAGGTTCCTTCGAGCCTTATGGCTTGTTCGAACAGCTTAGAATAATTACCGCCCAGAGTGCCATCCTCTTTTAGTTCACAGTATCCCTTTAGAATCTCTGGTTGGTAAGCCAGAGTCCACATTATAGAGGAGGGGCTTTCCATAGACTCCAATTGATCAGATATTTTATCTTCTTGGGGCAATGCTTTTGTTATGGTGTTCATCTCGTCAAATGAACAGGCATCATGAACTCTGAGGACTTCCTTTAGAGCACTCCTGCCTTGCAGCCTTCCAAATGTTACCATCTGACACACGCGATCTTCCCCATATTTAGAGCGTATGTAGTCGATAACTTCGTCTCTTTTTGTTGCGGGAACATCCATGTCTATGTCCGGCAAGGAAACATGGTCTTCCGTATTCCTACCTATATTATAAAACCTCTCAAAAATCAAGTCATATTCGATAGGGTCTACTTCAGTGATGCCTATTAGGTATGAAATTAAACAACCCGCAGCGGAACCTCTACCGGGGCCAGCGAGCCAGTTGTTTTCTTTAACATAGTTTATAATATCTCTAACTATTAGGAAATATCCAGAGAGGTTGGCTTTTTGTATTACATCAAGCTCCTCTTTTATTCTGTCTACATATTTTTGAGTGTCTTCTTCTGTGTTAACTTTATCCTGAGCTTTTAATCTTTTACGCCAGCCATCTCGACAAAGGTCTCGAAGATATTCTTCTTCTGTCATATTGTTTGGGCAAGAAAATTTTGGAAGCATAGGCTGTCCAAGTATATCATAATTCTCACAAAAGCTAGCTATTATAGAAGAGTTACGAATTTCTTCTTCTGTGTGCAATGATTCCATTTCTTCTGACGAGGGAATGTGGTAGTTATTTGATCTAAAAAAGCAGGACATTCCTACGTCTTCATTATTTCTTATCTTATTCTCTACTTTTTTTAGAGTTGTTTTCATGGCAGAACAAAGGAGTATTCTTTGGTCTGCCGCGTCTTCTTTTTTGGGGTAGTGTGAGTCTGCCGTTGCAACACAGGGTATTTTTGTTTCTGCTGCGACTTTTCTTAGGCACTCTGCTATAAGTTCAGACGCCGGAAAGTTGTCCTTATCTATAAGCTGTATCTCTATGAAAAAGTTTCCAGAGCCAAATACTTTTAGATGACTGTTCGCAGCAAAGACGCACTCTCTTTTCCAATCCTTTTTTAAGTACTTAGCTGCTTCGTCATAACTGTGAGCCGAATATGCCTTCTTAACATCTTGGAATAAAACATTGGCAAGATCGCTACCGGGATGTCCACTAAAAGATATTAGACTGCCCTTATCTTCACCTATGATTTCAGACAAAAGTCTTAGGTCTAGTCTAGGTTTAAAATAAAATACGTCTTCTTCGTTACTTCTAGATGTAGCTTCAATTAACTTATTCCAACCTGTTAAATTCTTAGCTAATACTACCAAGTGGGTTAGAGTTTTATTTTCTTTGGTTCTTAGCTTGGCATCTTTTGATATATAAAACTCGCATCCTAAAATTGGTTTTACATTCTTCTCTCGCATGCTCCTGACAAACGAAACGGCTCCAGAAATCGTGCCGTGATCTGTCATCGCACAGGAGTCATAGCCAAGCTCCACGCAACGGTCTGCAACCTGTGGGGGCTTCGAGAGACCGTCCAACAGGCTATAATGAGTATGCAGATGTAGAGGAATCCAAGTCATTCTAAAGTCCTAGCTGGTCAAGATTCTTGTACGGCAAGTTGTAACAATCGGTTAACACCTTCCATCCGTTTGAGGGGTCTACGTCACCCTTTGCATAGAAGGTCGCTTGTTTAAAATACTCTGTTGAATTTTTTTGTCCGCATATCCAAGCTTTAACTGGTTTGTCACCACGAAATTGAATACTTACAAACACATAGAAGTCTGGGTTTTGATGTAGGCTGGTATGGGCAACGCTAGCATCATAAAAATCTTTAGGGGGAACTGTCCTACGCTTGGTTTTTATCTCTATAGTTTTGTTCCCAAGCACCAAGTCGTGATTATATTTTTCTTCACCTCTTTTATTGCTAACTATTTTCGCGCCAATATACTCAGCAACAATTGATTCCCCTAAGTAGCCAGCAAAATTTCCTTTTCCTTTTAGAATAGAATTTTTTATTTCTCCCAATCTTTTTGCCTTGCCTTTTGCAGACTTCACCATCGCTTCGGTGAAGGGGGCTTCAACAATGTTACTTCGTTCTGTTGAATTTTTCATAAATATATCGTGCTGCTGCAACGTCCTCTATAGCTAGTCCTGTGGCATCGAATAGTGTTGTTAGAGCGCCGTCCATCTCCACTCTCCCCTGAACTATCTCTGCTAGCGGCGACCATATCTGTGAGATTTTACTTTTCTTAGCGTATTGTATCTCCCCAGAGTGGGAACACTGAACCCACTCATCGTAGGAAACTAGGTCTACATTGTCAAGGACGCATGGGTGCAATTCTCTTTTTCCTTCTGCGTCAGCACCAACAGCATTAATGTGGACTACGGGTTTTAGATCCTCGTACTTTATGAAGGGCTTTCTGGAAGGCGTTAGAGTTGTAACTATGTCAGAATCCCACAGACAATCTTCCAGTGTTTTACAAACTTCTACCTTGATAGGCTCTGGTAAATAGTCAAGACTGTCCTTTACTGCGTTGGCTCTATCTTCGCTAAGATCAAAGAGCTTTATAGTTTTTATATCTCTGACAGCCAACACCGCCTGAATTTGGCGAAGGGTTTGATGTCCACACCCTATAAATGCTGCCGTTCTGGAATAAGTACGGGATAGATACCTTGTGGCGACCCCCGTCACAGCAGCCGTTCTAATAGCGGTAAGAGTTTCTGCATCTAGAACAGCTAGCAGATCTCCAGTTTCGATATCGTTGATCATCACCATAGCAAAGATGTTGATCTTGCCCGCCTCCTTGACACTGAGTCCGGCCCATTTGATTCCTGCCGTGTTGCCTACTACTGCTGGCATTGCCCGAAAGTCCCCGCTTGGAACATTCATGTATACCTTTGGCGGCATTTGTGTGTCGTCAATGTTTTTAAATAGGTCTTCTACAAGCTCTATACAAGCTGGTACTGAGAGTAAGTCTGCCACTTCGTCGTTGCTAAAATGTTTAACCGGGAGCATCATAATACCCTATATTAAAACCTTGTTTAGTACACTCTGCGGTAGTCCTTTCTAGACCCTTATTTTCCAGCTCCTTATGGACATGCTTACAAATATTGGTGTTGGTTCCTTCCCAATTATTTTTGTAGTATGCACATAGTTTTTTACATTTCCAGTGTGCTTGTTCTTGAGATAGCATCCTAGGAGATTCGTTTGCTTTTATTTCTTCAAACCTATTCTTAAGCATCTCCAAAAATTTATCTCTATCAGATTTATCAAAGCATAGTGAAAATGGACCTCCATCTCTGATATAAAAAATTGACATTATTGACTGACTATATTCTGGAAAAAGCTTTGAGATCGCGTAGTTATAAAGAAGGAGTTGTGGGTCTTGGGAAAGTTTTTCATAGTCCTTTTCTTGACCCGTAGCCCAGTCTATTCTTCTTCCAGTCTTCCAGTCTACGACCTCTATAACATCTTCGGAAGATTCAGTAACCAAGTCTATGGTCCCCTTGATGGCAAGGTTTCCAGAGATTGTCTCACCACTTGGAAGCTCGTAGTCATACTTGGCCCAAGGCTCGTTGATCTCGATGTCAAAATGAGGTTCAGCGGCTACTATTTTTCTTTTTCTTGGGTCAAATTGTCCCTTGTTGTATTCTAGAGCGAGCCATACCCACTTTTGACAGTTAGACAAATCTCCTTTTGTAAAAGCGTGCGAGCTTCTATCTGTATAAAATTCAATGCTTTTGTCTGTAAGATTATTTACAAAGTTCTCTGATAGCATTATATCTTTTGTTAGACGAATTCTTCCCAACGATTCGTCTGTGAAGCTCTTTTTTTTATTCTGTAATGCGTATTTTGATCGCGCAAGACACTCCATAACCTTATGTACAATGGTCCCCATCTCCGCCTTCTTTCCAGAAAGAGAGGGGTGTCCCAAAACATAATTAATATAATATTGCTGTTGACAATAATCATAATTATTATATGAAGAGCTTCTTACATATGTAACTATCATACAGTGTATCCCATTAAAGGTTGATTGAGTTTAATCTCTATCATATTTATCCTCCATTCTTATGATGTCGTCTTCTTCGCACTTCCCATACTGCATTTCATAGATGACTAAATCAGTATCTCCAGTGTTAATAAGCTGATGGTTGTCATTCACGTTTATTTCTACAGTGAATCCCTGCTTGACTTTCCACTTGGTAACATTATTCCATCTGAAATATCCAAATCCTTCTGCCACATACCAAAACTCACTCCTTTTAGAATGCCTTTGGTACGATATTTCTTCGCCGGGACTTATCACTATCCTTTTGAAGACCACCTCATCAGACCTAAATATATCTTCATAGAAACCCCAAGGTTTTATTACATCGCCCATTTAACGATCCTCTTTTATCCTCATTGTAAACCCAACAGGCTCCGCAGATTGAACCCACCCCCAGCCAACCAACACCTCTAACAGTTTCTTATTGCATTCCTCTATCGTCATATCAGAATTATCAATCACATAATCAAATTCATCATAGCCTTCTAGATCATTTTCGCTTGAGTGACTGTCGTCATTGGGCCTTCTCAGTAGTCTGACGACCTTACCCCCAGCTTCATGTACGGCATCGACTTCATTTCTGAATCTACAATCACCTATTATAGCAAGCTCGCTTTCATCATCTATGATGTGATCTATACAGATCGAAGTCCAAATATCTGATTTTATTTGTCTGCAAATATCCGTTCCAAAAAATTGCAGGAATTCTCTGGCGGTCGTTGTGCCTGATTTGTGTTCTGGTGATAGATTTTCCCACATAATGTTTGTGTGGGTGTTCTTTTCTTGATCAGTGCCGTAACATTGTTTGTGTGTGAGTCCAAACAGGCTCATGCAAACCCCTTTTAGCGGGGTGGCAAAATTGTAAGCCCTGATGAAAGGCCATATCCTTTGTGATGCGTATGAGGCAAACTCAAAATCATCCCTTTCTACATCAAGGACACCCATACCCTCTGAGGCCCCTCCTCTTTCATCAGTAGTGACGGCATTTACAACCAAGTTTCCATTCTCATTTATTTCAAAAATCTTTATGGCTTCAGTTCTTTTCATCTCATAGCCGTGAAGAAAATTAACCCTAGTAGTTTTTCCACTCTGCTTAGATCCTGAAAACGCCAGTATTTTCTGAGTCATTATGTAGTCTCGTTTACGTAAGATGTCTAACTAGACGCTGAAGCTCTCACCGCATCCACAACTGCTAGAAGCGTTTGGGTTATTAAAAGAGAATCCACGTTTCGACAAGTCTTCTATCCAGTCAATGGTAGTGCCGTCGATAAATAATTCGGCCTTCTTTTCTACGATTAGAGCTAGGCCACCCTGCTCGTATTTATTGTGGGTTTTGTCTGAATACTCTGATAGTTCTACAAAACCTAGTTTATATTCAAAGCCAGAACATCCCCCACCCGCAACGGCAACCCTAAGTAGACTATTAGTAGCATCGGGCAAGTCTTCCATAACCCGTTTAATTTCTTTGACTGCCTTATCGGTTAGTGTTACCATTATATAAGACCTTGTAGTTGAGGATTTAGTATCTGCTGTATCTCAGAAACGCTCATGTCACCCACGTCTTTGTGTGGGGTTATGTCTGGAGTATATATATTAAAAAGTCTTTCACACTGGGTTTTTATCCTCGCAGACGCATCTCTTCCCGCTTCATCGCTATCGGTTAAAATTATGAGATTCAACGCCCCAGACCTCTCTAATATTATACGCTGATAATCACTCAAATAGCAACCAAACATTCCAACAGAATTCCTAATACCGGCTTCATGAAGACGCCACACGTCTCCCTGACCCTCCACCACTACCACGCTGCTGGTTTCTTCGATGAATTCCTTGGCGTTCCAGTAGTTATATAGGAAGTCACCCGTGTTAAGACCCTTGCTATTAACCCATTTATGAGTCAAGGGCTTCTCCTCCAGTGATCTCCCAATGCACCCAGTCATGTAGGCGTGACTGTCATCATACACCGGAACAACAATTCTATTATACATAGGTTTTGATGGGTCTTTGCAGATTCCCACATCAAAAAAGTCTAAAGTTGACTGGTTAAATCCTTTGTTCAAATAGTATTCGACGGGCCTACACAATCCCGCCACAACCATCGCCCTAGTCGCGACCTTGTTTGCTTCCTTTTTTTGTTTAAATATGCTATTTGCACACCTTATAAAGTTTGACTTATCTTTTTGAGATTCGTCTACTTTTATGTCATCGGGGGAGAAGTTCAAAAATTTAAATCCAAATGAAACGGCTTGGGGGAATCCTACTTCCTCACCTCTCTCTCTAGAGAGGATACCTCGTAGTAACCCCAAAACAGAATTGATGTATTCTTTTTCACAATGGTGGGTCCAGCAAGACCATACTATTTGGTTTGGAAAAATGTCTGATTGTCGGATGCTAAACCCATCCTTTTTGTCTCCGTCATGCACAGGACAGGGACAGTATATCCACTCGTCCTGTTCGGTATATTCAATATTGAAGTGGTCCAGTATATCAATGATTCTTTCAGATAACTTCTCAGAGAGAACGCTGATCTTTTCTTTTTCAAATTTCTGCATTAAGTTTTACATTTCAAATGGAATATCGTTTTTATTGTTATCCTCTACAACAAATCCTTCATCTTTTTGTTTAACGACTTTTCTTATTTCATTGCGTGTACACTTCTCAACAATGTTGGCGGTCTCGCCCTTCATAGCCATGCTTATATAGTCTCTGTCGGAAAGTCCGGGGCCATGTCTGGCAACGATTGGGACCAGCTTTTTGTTTCCATACTCATCGCCATCCTCTGCAATCTCTTCATCACTCTTATTCTTAAAAATACTAAAACTGGTGCATAACCATATCAGTCGGTCTGAGCCACTGACAACATCCGTAGATTCTTTGGTTATACCATCTCTGTTTAGCTGTACAAAACTTAGGCATGGACAATCGTATTCAACACAAAAGTTATGAAGTGCGGTTATCTGAAAACCAAGAGCCTGAAACTCCTGAACGCTATTGTTGATCGTGTCGGAGGTCATCAATTTCAAGTAGTCGTAAATTATCAAGCAGTTATTTGTTCTGCCGTTCTCATCAAAGCCAACCGTTTGTATAATCCATCTTCTCATCAGAGAAAGTATTTCATCGAAAGGCTTTCCAGATATGCTGATATAATCATATGGTATTTCTTCTATCTTTCTGGCTGACCTCTCAATTTTTTCTTTATTTGTCTGGCTACTAAAACACTTTCCTGTAGAGATATCATTTATATCTATGCCACTTAATTTAGCAAGTATTCTGTTGAGATGATCCTCTTTTGACATCTCGGTGTCCAGCATCAGGACCGGTATGTTCAACTCGCCTGCTACATGCATCGCAACATTATCGCCAAACATGCTTTTACCAACCTTGGGACGAGCGGCGATTAAGTCAACACACTTTCTTCTGAGTCCTCCCCCGATACTAATGTCATACCGACTGTATCCGCTGGGTATGCCCAGTATGTCTGATGGATTTTCCTCTAGGTGTTTGATGTATTCTTCAATGTCTTTACCCAATGGTAACGGAGTACTGTCTTCTTCTCTGTTTAGATTGGAAGAAAAGTCTAATATAGGCTTCTCCGCAATATTTATTATTTCACTTATACTCTCGTCACCATCAATTGTTGATATGTTATTGTATATTTCTTTAGATAGCTTTTGTATATCTCTTGCAAGCTGTAGTTTACGAATTTTTACTGCGTGCGGCCTAACATTTTCTAGCTTGATCGGAAAATGATATACCGCACGAAGATGTTCAAGACCACTCTTGCTGTTTAAGTTGTCCTGAAAATCAAGATCATTGGCGGCGGCTAGTATTGAGGATATATCTACAGAGTCAGATTTTTCAAGCACTTTACAAAGACACTTGTAAATTATCTGATTTTCTTCGATAACAAAAGTATCAAATTCAACTACCCCGCCTATGTCTATAAAAGCGCTGGCTCCATGTGAACAAACTCCTGAAAGAACCGCTCGTTCAGCCGCTGAGTTATGTAATAGATTCACTTTTATCTTCTTGTTATGCAATTATCGCACTTGTAATTTTCGCGAACTAATGTGGGATGGATCTCAAAATTCTTATTGCACGAAACACATGTGGTAGAAATTCTCTTGAATATCCTTCTGGTTCTTTCGACGGGAGGTTTAACCGCCAGTTTTTTATCCACAGCCGTGTCTTCCGAGGCTTCGGTCCCATCATCAACAAAGGTGTTCTCTCGATCTGTGATATCTAAAGGTTCTGATCTGGCTATCCTACTTTTCCCGCTAGTCTCCGACGATCTGGTTGAGGTTATAAAACTATCTCCCGCGTCTTCCTTCTCTGTTTCAACCACCTCTTGTTCATCTTCTGCGATGACTTTTTCTCCAGTCAGATCTTCAAACCCCTCAGAGACAAGGATCATATTATTTTTCTGTATGCCAGACTTTATCTTGTCTATAGGATTCATGAGTACGCTTTCCTTTTTGCAAGTTCCAAAAGTGATTCACCCATTCTTCGTATGTCTCTTATTTTTTCAGTCATCTTGTCAACTCTTGCTTGGGCATGTTTTCTGATATTGTCTAACTTCGAAGCAAATTCATTGTTGTTTATAACGTTCTGTTGTTTTATTTCATGTTTCATGTACTTGTCAAACTGTCCCATCTCAGCAGTAACAATTTGTCTCAAAGAATCATTAGCGTAGTTTAGTTTTACTAAATTGAGATTATGCTCTTCCTGTAGATAATTAGCGTAAGCAAATACCACATAAGATTTCGCTACACATTCCTCGGGGGAGAGGTTTTTTAATTCTTCAACTGTCAAGTTTAGTATCTCGATTGCTTCAATATTAAACCCTATGGGACATAGGTGCTTAGAATTTATATAATCCTCGGTTGCTTTCTCAAACCTAGCAAGACGCTCACTCGCCGTTAATCCTTTTTGTCCAGACATCATCACTCTCAGAATATTTTAGTACTACTATTGTAAGGGAATTTAGTTTACACCAGTCAATCTTGTCTTGATCTCTCTTTCTAGAGCGATAGTACTCACCTTTGGTTTTGTGGTAGAACTTCACAAACTCGTAATGTTGGCTGCCGTGAACTTCTACCACAAGATCGTGTGATGGTACAAAAAAGTCTGCGTATAGTAGCGACTTCCTATTGGGCGTGTTGCTACCCGGAAGGGAGACCTCTTCAAGAAGACGGTCTCTTGGAAAGATTTCACGAAGGATTTTTCTTGCTCGCAGATGATTTTTTGATCGGTGTCTCTTATCATTTTTACTTGGAACATGCTTGGTCAGGTTCCACGTTTTTTGCATACCATCAAAACCTAAAACCTTCACAGAATTGCCTTTAACTCTTCATTCAGCAAATTCATGACATCTGGGTTTTGTTCGATAAAATTGTACAATTTATCTTGTCCTTGAAATTTTTCTTCAGACATCTCTGAATACTTCTCCCCGTGGTTTTCAAGGAAATTACAGCTATACCAAGCTCCAGCCTTAGATATAATACCAAATTCTATACCCATCATAAGAAGTTCTTGTATGCTATCTACACCAACACCATACCTTAACCACCCCTGAGCGGTAGATCCGGGGAATCCACCAGAAGAAGAACACAGCACTTTCCAATTTATTTGTTGGCCTATGCTACGTCCTCCAGATTCCCACGATTTTATATACTCTATGACCATGTTGGTATCAGCTTGGTATTGTATTTTTTTACCGCCATCTGCCAGCTTTGTCTTCCTACCCATCCCGCTGGTGTTGGCTATAAAATGGGTGATGAGAATTATTATTGCCCTCTGCTTTGTAACTACATTTGAGAGCCTTCTTGTGAAAGCTGCTAATATTTTCGGCAGCCCCGCTCTGAACTGCCCGCTCACATCCTCTATTAGTTCTCTCTCTGGTATAAGGGCGGAGGCTGAGTCTATTATCACAACACACTCTGGCTCCTTGCTTACGTACTTGACTACAATATCAAGATATTCTTCCGCGCTCATTGGCTCTGCATCAGACTCAACAACACGAATTTTTTCAATGTCCAAGCCCTTGACTCCACCAAGATTCATGGACTTTAGTCTGCCTTCTGCGTTAATGAAAATTACTGGTCTTGATCCATTTTCTTCTTTTTGACAGTTGGCGGCAAAATGTAGTGCTGTTGTAGTTTTCCCAGTCTTTGGCTCCCCGGTAAAAATAACCCAACTCCCCTCTCTTATACCCCCACCCAAGGCAACGTCTAGGGCCGGGCTGACCGATATGACCTTTAGGTTGGAGCTTTCCTCAAAAACATCTATTCCAGCCCTGACAACATGGCCATATTTTTTGATAACTTCCTTGGTTACAGGGTCATCAAACTTGGTATTTTTATTTTTACTCATCTAGATCTCGCAGTTTGTTTATTCCACTTCTCTTTCCAAAAGGCTTTGGAATTACTTTAGAGTTGTGAGAAGTTACGTCTATAGTCTTTTGTCTAGACAGTTCTTTTTCTAGACCGGACTGCTCAGATTCTATGAGATCGGAAAGAGCGGGGAACCGTAAGGAATATATTTTAGACCCTCGTTTACTCCTCAAAGCTCTTATAACTGCTCTCTCGTCATAATTTTTTAGAAGACGATTCGCTAGCACTACCTGCTGGGTGAAAGTGCCCTTCCACTTTTCTGTGTTCCAGAATTTATATGCCAGCGAGCCTTCGTTAGAGTTTTCGGCCATTCTTTGACACATAAGTTCTGCTATATACTGAGCCGTTGTGCAATAGTCTCCGGTGGAAGGTGATTTGTACTTGCTTCTATCTGTTCTTTTTTCAGCCATTTTTAAGTATCAAACATTCCCCGGCTAGATCTGGGTTCCTTGGTTCAGACGCTTCTGGAATCAATTCTGGAACTAGCCAGCTTTTTACAAGTAATGAGTCATTATTTTTTAACGCTCCAGCCATATACAAATGTCTGGTTGATCCCCCAAACATCTGTCCAGACACGCCCTTACAAAAGTAATAGCCTTTGTCACCCCTTCCAACCTCAATCTCGTTAGATCTAAACTTTAGTTTCATTGATTCTATATGTAAATCATTATCTTCGCAATACTTTCCAAGCCTTATCCATGCGCTATGCTCTGCAACCCCCGGTCTTCCATCATCTTGAAAAACCGTTGTTCCATTTGATAACTCTATCACCCACATAGCATTCTCGTCAGAGAACTTACCAGCATACGAGTCTATTTCAGTACAGATACTCATGCTAACCCTCTTTGATCCTATGGATACTTCCTCTGAATGATCTCTCCTTAGACTTTTTCTCTTCTTTTGACGTGACTTGTTTTTTCTCGTCGGTCAACATTGAGGCAGCTTCAGTCATGGTAGTAGCACCCTTGTCGGTTCTGGCCATGAGGTCAGAGACCTTTGTAGTGGGTTCTTCATTTTTTGGAAGACTGGACCTGTATTTCTCAATTATGTTGGGGGAACGATTAAGATCCTTTGCAAAATCTTCATCACTAAAAGTAACGTTATTTGCTATGTAAAACTTTTCTGCCTTACTTAGCGGTCCTCCTTTTGGTTTAGACATCAATCATGCTCCTTTCAGCTAATGATAAAAAAGACCTGTTCTTGCCTTCTATATACTTATAGTAATGCTCGAACACTGTTTGAGAAACTTTAACGAATTTAAAATCTCTTGACGATTCTTTGCCAGCAAAAATACCCCACGGATCAAACAAGACACCCCTCCCAAATTTCGCATAATATGTAGTACGTTCGGTCTGGGTGTTTACAGATTTTTTACAGTACGCTTTAGGGTCATTCCCATCTATTTCAACACCCTTTATTGTGTAGCAGAAAGATAGGTATGAAATCGGGTCGGGCAATTCTATATCTAGCTCTTCTCGATCATGTCTAGCCATTTTTATCTTGAAAATCCTTTATCTTTTTCTGTAACTTATTAAGGCAATCCCACTGATCTTTTCCGTCAACATACAGCAAAAAATCTTCTTGAAGACCGCATTTCTCTAGGGTTTCGTTGGGGATAAACCTTGCTGAACACTCCCCTGTGTTCATAAGGGCGTGCAGAGAGAGGTTAATCCTAAGTACTGCTCGATGCGGAGCGTCTTGTTTACCCATTATCCTCCACCCTCGATGAAATTTTTCCTTTGAGATTCAGACATCTTTTTTATCTGATCGTTTGAATACTTGCTGTCCTTACGCCACCAAGGCTCAGACTTTTTACTTTTATTTTCCATCTCTCTTTTTTCACTAAGTTCATAAGAACCCATTTTTTCGGTGTTCTTTTCCGCCCAGTGTCCAATACTTTGCGGCTCCCCCTTAACGAAGATGATGGGGGTTCCCAGAACTTTTTTGAGCTTACTTTTTTTACACTCTGGACATTTTCTTTTCTGTCTATCTTTCATAGATTGAACTATTTCAAAACTATGACTACAGGCAGAGCATTTATATTCATACGTCGGCATTTTCTTTATTTCTTACAGCATGTCTTATTCTTGATATAAAAACATCCAAAGCCTCCAAACGCCGCAGGTTGGTAAGTGGTTGCAACTCATCATCCCTAGCGCTTACAAGATCCTTGCACAATACGGTCAGTCTAAGCAAGTCCTTTGACAACGTCTCTACTATTTCGTAACCAAACACAGGATTCTCTTTGGTTAACTGTAGTATTTCGTGTAAGTTGTCTTCAGATAGTTTCATAATTATTAACTCAGCCTATCAATTATTGATCCTATGATCGGGTTTCTGATTATATCCTCAACTGTAAGTTCCATTATACCAACATTTTCAAGTTTGTCAAGACGTTTTATAATCTCATGAAAATCACAACCACCTTTATTAGACAGGTCACTTTGCTGTAGATCTCCATTGATCACAGATTTTGAATCTCTTCCAACGCGGGTTATAAACATTTTTATTTGATCAAAAGTTGCGTTCTGCGCCTCGTCTAAGATCATAAAAGCATTATGAAAGTTTCTTCCCCTCATATATTCAAGAGGAACAATTTCAATAATATTATTGTCTAATAATCTTTTTGACTGTTGACTGTTAAGATAAAGATCCATCTCTTCTAATACGGGGATAAGATATGGATGTATTTTATCTTTAAAAGAACCGGGTAAATATCCCAACCCCTTTCTGCCGGATTCTACAACCGGTCTAGTTATAATAATCTTTTCAACTTTACCCTCAGTTAGATATTCGCATGCCAAACCAACAGAAACACTTGTTTTACCTGTACCGGCTGGACCATGACACAGGGTAACTATATTGTTTGCTATTGACCGTATGTAATCAGCTTGGTTATCTGTTTTAGGGTGAAGTCGTCTTTTCTTAAGCTTTCGAGCCACTACTACCAAAACCTTTCTCGCCTCTTTCTGTTGTAGATAATTCAATTACCTCTTCAATGCTGACTGTAGGTATTGACTGTATCACCATCTGTGCTATCTTATCACCAGTCTTTATCTCATAACTAACTGGAAAATGTGGCCAGAACTGCATTCCATAACCTGAATTATTAAAACAGATCTTTATCTCTCCGGTATAGCCACTATCTATAACTCCAGCGAATCTGTGTATCCCTTTACATCCCATTGATGACCTGTCCCATATAAAGCCAACAAATCCTTCTGGGATAGAAACAGACACGCTAGTGCCTACTATGATAGTCTCTAGATGTTTAATCGTGACAGTTTCGTCCGCATAAAGGTCTATCCCTGCGTCATGTTTATTTGCCTTGGTAGGCAAGATGGCGGTATCGGAGAGGCGTTTTACCTTTAGGTCTATGTGGTTCTTGTCCACATAGTCTAACTTTATTCGGCCATCACAAGTGTCGCTATAGGTAGGAAAAAAGACCATTCATTTGTCCTCTTCAGGCTTGTCCTCGTTGTCTCTGGTAGACTCAGCATACTTTATAAAGTCTGCGTAATTTGCTTTTGATGTGATTAGATCGCCGTATGGGAACCTGTGAGATAGGTTGAAATGTTTTACTTCTGAAGACTCCTCGTCAACATAAGACAAGTGCATTACAAAACCAATATTATCACTCTCAGCTTCTGCTACGATTTTACCAATAAAAGCCTCGAATTTTTCCACGTCACTCATATTATTTCACAGGCTCCACCAGCACAGGCTATTTCTTGTTCTAGTTTTGTGTTGTCTTGTTCTTCTACGCAGGTTGTATAATCAACCGACTCGTACTGTCTTTTTGTATCCAACCATTCTTTCCAGTTGTATACATCTTTCATACAATAGCTTAACCTTTTTACGTCGCCATTCATATATTTATCAGCGAAATTTTGACATCTTTTTGCCCAAGTCTTTTTACCATTGCCCTTGACTTTTTCTCCAAGCCCCACCAAGGAGTTACAAGCGGTCCAAAGATTGTCTTCCCATAGATTGAGTGCAACTTCTATTAAACCACTCACGAACATGGCCCCATCTCCATAATGGGATATCATTTCACTGGGAAGATACACCGTTGTAAACGGTGCTTGCGGATAGTCCTTGTCTCCACTCACAGGTAGTAGAGAGACTCCGCAGAAATATCTTCTATTCTTGTAGATAAATTTTGTTACTTCATCCCATTCTTCTGGTTTCACATTGATCGTATTGGAAACATTGTGCTGAAGAAAATCTTTTACACAGAGGGACTCGTTTCTCCCTGTCATAACCCAGTTTTGTTGAGTGCTTTTTACATACTCTAAAAGACTAATGGCCCCGATCTTGTTTTTTAGTTTGGAACCATCGGGAACCTCAATGCAAAAAGATATGACATCATCACTGTCATTGGCAGACCAAACGGATTCTTGGCACGCCCTTGGATTTGTCTTCTCAAAGTGCTGATATATATTCTCCATCTTGTTAGCCTGCACCCGCCTGATATAACGCTTGGCATGATGAGGATGGATACCAGAGCTAGTCCCTAGAATGCAGCTAGACGTGCCTTCTGGCTTGACGCAGGTAGTCCTAGCAGCCGGGCTGATCCCTATCTTTGAAGCAAGCTCCCTGTTTGTCTTCTTTACTACCCTAGCACCCTCTTTTTGTATCGTTGGGTCTAAGCATATCTCGTGGTTCTCCATTATCCCGGTCATTGAAACGCCAAGAAGAGCCTCTTTTTTTAGGATTCTTTCTGTGACCTCTCCGAGATACGTCATCTCAGTAAAACCAGCTTGCAGAGTTCCTATGATGGCTGCTGCTTTACAAGACTCTAGAAATTCTTCTTTGGTCTTTACCTTTGCGCAATTGATCGTACTTAGGTTACATGCTTGCCAACCGGTTTTTCCTGTTACTTCATCAACAGGATAAAGGCCAATTTCAACACAGGGATTTACGATAAGCTCTGTAGAATCTGACCAAACAAACCCCGGCTCACCGAACTCCTTAACCGATTGCATTAATGATGCAAATTGTTCAGGACTGGTCTTATCACGAAGTAGGAGAGCAGAATTATTAGAACGGCCACGTTGAGGATTATCGTGAAACCAATTACCAGTTTTTGCGAGTTCCATCTCCTCATCTTCTGGCGAAAAGAGCCAGATGGTG